TGGTGGCCCTTGCTGGATTTGAACCAGCGACCTGGCGATTATGAGTCGCTCGCTCTCACCACTGAGCTAAAGGGCCGGGAGCAGAATAATAACGGTCCGTAATTAATTCCGCAATAAAAAACCCGCTCAATGGCGGGTTCTGGTAAAGTTCATGCGCTTGGTTCGCCTCGCGATACAGCTTTGCGAAGCGTACCGGGATTGAAGCAGTTTATGGCTAAAATTGCAAGAACTTTTTTAAAGCTGCATCAGCCTTTCCACCAGTTTATCTCTGCGAACAACAAACCAACCATTGGCTCTCGCCAGTTCCAGCCATGACTCAAGGGAAATAACAATATCATCATCCCGCAACTGAATTGTGGAAACAGTGACACCGCCTCGCTGATAACAGAGAACTCGCGTGTCGTAACTTTTCTGGCATGAAACTGGCGCTGACGGATCCTTTTGTCTGAAATAGCAGTCTTCCAGTCTTTCGAACACATCCCACGCCTGATCGGTTTCGAGCATTTTGGCATGACGGGCTGCTCCGCGTTCTGTCCAGAGTATGAGGGAGCGGGCTTTCGGGGAAATTTGTAACCCTCTTAAAGATGGTTGCAAATTTTGTGAGTTACTTAAAGTAACCCGCAAATTTTGTGAGTAGTTTAAAGCTACCCGCAATTCTTTAAGGTCATTACCAACAACTTTGAAAAAGTGTTTCCCTTCAACGAAGCGTACTTTGTTCTCATGATGATTCTGGCGAATACGCACCGGCTCAGTGCCGTAAAGCTGCGCCAAAAGTTCGGTGGTAATAACAGGAATCTGGTTATGGGTGATCGGGGAGAGAGTTTCAACAGAAATTTGAGTTGTCATAATGACGCCCTCTGGTGGTTTCTTAATAACTCACCACCGACGACGCCAATCGTCTGGTGGTGAACTGTGCAGGGTTGGCGTAACCGGGAAACCGACCGGCGCGGATCTCTCCGCCCCCACACAGCCCACCATAATTCAGATGTGCGCGTGCATACGACAATAAAAAACACGCTCGCGGCGTGTATCTGTCGCGGTCTCTATCCAGGACGCCAATCCCGACGCCAGATTTTGCTGGCGCGTGAGGAATATAGCCCCGGATAACAGATTGAGTCAACAGACGGTTTTTAGATCCCCGGAAGAGAATGCATCACGCATCGGCAGATAGAGCATAAACTCTGCCATTTTCAACCACGCATCTATGCGATTACGGCACGTGGCGTAACACCACTCAGGGTGTGAATCATTCAGCAATTCAGCCATTTTTCGCTTAGTCATCCCCCGCCCTTCATATCGTTGCCGGAGGATACAAATCAATCCTGGGTGTTCTGCCAGCACTTCACTAATCACCCGATCAATGCATAACGCCTCTGCATCAGTACAATGCACCAGCCAGCTTTTTTGCTTGCCGTTGATCATATCCCGCAAAAAAGCCTCAAGTTCAGGTTTGTCCAGACCTGCTTTTTTCATCCTCCAGAGCGCCTCGTTAATTGCCGTTTTTGTCAGCTTTTTAGAGGTCAGCAACTGGTTGAACATATTTCCCGTCTTACCGCCGCCAATATACGACCAGCGCCCCCACATGCGCAGTTTTCCCTGAATCCAGACACTTTCCAGCGTGGTGAGACGAAGGTGTTCCCCGCTTTTGCCTGTATTTGTTGGGTAAATCATAAATAACCTTCCTTTCTCCAGATTTCTTGTGTGCGAAAAACACCTTCTGCATGCATCAGGCGTAATTCTTCTTTGGTGTAATCGCTGGTTTTTACCCGCCCGTCGATTAAATCGTGGCATGAGCTACAGGCAATCGCTGCCTGCATATCGTGTGGTTTTGTCGCTGTTCCGCACGTCCCCGCCAGCCTGTAATGCGCCAGCACAGAAGTTTCGGGATTGTGATTGCAGTAGCCAGGAATTCTGACGGTGCACATCTGCCCCCACGCCGCTTTACGTAAATCCACCATTACGCAAACTCCAGTAACTGCGCGGCCACATTTTCGACTTCCTCCGGAGAGGAAAATTTACGGAACAGGATCCAGTTCCACAGCACATTCAGTACAGATTTATAAACCTGCTGAAACACGGTTTCGTCCATGTTCGCAAATGCGATAGATTTTGCCCTGCGCCCACGACTACCATCAGGATAAATATGCTCGGTGTAAAATCCGGCCTGAATGGTTACCCATTCGCGAAAAGCGTCAAAGGACTTGAGTAAGGCCGTATCCCGGGTTCTGCAAGTCGTAACGGTGTTAAGGTATTGCTCTGCGGCATCACTCAGGGCTGGCGTATGTTCCCGACCTACTGATTCGCACAGGAAATCAACGAAACCGGACACCAGTTCTCGTTCGCGAGGCGTGATCGCCCCACCGTTCGGAGTCCAGTAATCGAATCCCAGTTGCAGGAGTTTGAAAAAACGCTTGTGGAATGCGTAGTTACGCACACGCTTAAAGTCTGCGTGTATCCACTCACCTATTTTGATTTGATGCAAAAAATCGCAACTCTCCGGCGTCGCCGGGAGAAGTAATCCGGAAGAGGTTTGTTTGACCAGTTGTATATGCGCCATCGTAGTTCTCCGCTGGCGCAGTAGAATGGGTGTTCAGCCCGTTATGTAGTATACCAGAATTAATGCCAATACTAACAGGATGCTCTGACTCGCAATTCATCCAGCAGTTTATCATTTCCCATAATGTCACTTACCCTCATCGGTAAAAAAATTGCCTTTCGACCATTACGATACATCATTGATTTTGGGGTTTCAGGGAAGTAATCCATTTCGACTATAACTGACAGGTCATCACGACGTATGACTGCGTATTTGCAACTAAATAGTTTCTTTATTTTTTCCACGATGCCTCCGAGTTTATAAGTACAAACGGTTATATCCACATAGAGACAAAAATATTAATCTGAAAAATATTTATTTCACGCCGTATATTTGATTATTTAATGTGCAGGTACAATGACTTTTATTTTTTGTTGTGTATATAATCAAATATATGGTTATTTTTCACCCTGCGCATTCAGCGCGCAACAAAAAACCCGCCGAAGCGGGTTTAGTGCGGGTGCGTTGAGGATGCCTGACACATGAGAGGTGGCGAGGGATTTCTCCCCCGCCTGGTCTCTTACTCCTCAGGTTCGTAAGCTGTGAAGACAGCGACCTCCGTCTGGCCGGTTCGGATTCGTACCTCGCAGAGGTCTTTCCTCGTTACCAGTGCCGTCACTATGACGGTTAAACAGATGACGATCAGGGCGATTAACATCGCCTTTTGCTGCTTCATAGCCTGCTTCTCCTTGCCTTTCGGCACGTAAGAGGCTAACCTACGTGTGTAGAGCATAGATATGGCCTCAGATTAATGTTAAGCGTCTTGCCGGACGCGTAATGTTAACTGGGGCTTTTCTCTATCTGCCGTTGGTGTTCATGCCCGAGGCAGATAGCCTCAAGCACCCGCAGCAATTCTACTTAACTCTCGCTTTACCGCAAACCGTTTTTACCCGATATGGGAATTCCCATATCGTAATGAATTCAGTTCCCTAGTCGATCCATCAAAAACACAACCAGGCAGTAAACGCCCACAACAGCAATAACAGCCAGCGCACCTTCCATTGCCAGTAAAATATCATCCGACATATTCCCTCCTTTGGTGTTAATCCCGGCGAACGTTTTTACCCCCACCGACAAATAACATATACTAAAAAAGCGATAGCCATAGCAACGCCTGTAATTGCAAATGCTTCAGGCCAGTTCATTGGCGCACCTCCTGCGGCGGTTCTGGTAGCGGCATCCAGTCGGTTACATTGCGGCTCTGTGTTTCGAAAAATTCATCACCATCACGGACTACATCAAAAAACTCACCGTCTCGATATTGCGCATAAAGAACGAATGCGCCATCACATAAAATAATTACGTGCTGACCGTCATCCGGCATTCGCTCACTACAGCTTATCCAACCATCCAGAGTTACCGGATAGTTGGTTGACGTTTCCGAGATTTCCCGAAAATTATTGGTTGACGAACCCTTCTTTTCCCGAAAGTTTCCAGCCTGAAGCATGGCGGCGCTGTCTGGCGGGGCAGCATATAGCGGCACGTATATTTCCGGTTCCTTATCAGCACCGGGTTGCTCTTCCAGTGAGAATGTCTTTCCGGTAAATCGATTCATATAAAGCACGGGCTCTGCTTCCAGCGAAGCCTGAGCAACAAGGGCCAGTGCTAAATCCAACTCAATTGCCTCGAGAGAATTTTTGAATGCTGTCTGTTTTACTGCAAATTTCATCGCCTTTACATTTTCACTAACATGACTGATTAACTGCTCTTTTGTAAAAGTGGTCATCTCATTCTCCTTTGATGCGAATGCCAGCGACAATTGAAGCCTGATAGCTAATTCACTCACAGTACCGCCTCCTGAAAGTTTCCCCGATAGAACGCCAGCACACGCTGCATAACTTCGCTCTGGCGGCACTCACGACAAATTATGTTCTGCCGTCTGTTGTAACGACGTATTTCTCCGTCAGGTAACTTTCGAATCAGTGTCGGGTCAGCAGCCTTCTCCGGTGTCTTACGCCATACGCGATACGCCTGCTCTGATGGAAATACCCCGCAACCAGAGAGCCAGACATCACCACTGGCCGCAAGCGCACCAGATAAACAACGAATAGCGGTCTTACTGACACCCGTTTTATCTGCCAGTTGTCGAAAAGTTTCTCGTCCGCTCAGGCGCACGAATTCCACAATGCGCGCCTTCACTTCTTCCCGCTCTTCTGGTGTAAATACTTTTGCCATAAGCGCCTCCGGCAATCACTTTTCCGATACAACACGGCGGGAAGAATCAGTAATCTGTCGAACAATATCCCGGTGCTTGTTCAGCTCCCGCAGCGCGGCGCAGACTCGCTCCCACTTCTGAACATCACTTTTCGCCCTGCGCAGCGCCAGGTTTGCCCTGCGAAGGGACGGAAAAATCAGCTCATCTGCTTGCGTTTCGGTAAACGATGGCAACGGCTGCACAATGTCCGCCACAGTTTCTGTTTTAATTTCTTCCTGTGTTGCGGCTTCCCGGACTGGTAACGCAGCACCTGCTGGCTGAGGAAAGGCCTTACCATCACTTTCCGTTACCAGCGCGGCTTTCGGCTCTGCTGGTAAATTATCGCCCGGCATGCAGTAACGAAATCTACCGTTCTGATTAACGCGTGCCAGCCGCCCCGTTGCGGTTACCACCGCCAGCGTGGAAGCAACCTTGCGAGTACTGACACCGAACTTACCCGCTATTTCTTCACAGGTTTTAGCCCCCTCCTGAGCGATAAACTCAATCATCATGTTAGCGCTAACTTTTGGAGCGACCTCTTCGGTCAGCATATCCTGTGTTTCAGATTTTACTGGCCGCTCTTCGGTTACCCGGGATTCACCTTCGACAGCCAGAAACCAGGTGTGACCCGTTTTATCAACAACGCCATTTTTTTTGAGCTCCCACAGTTAGTTGATAACTTCTTCACGGCTGATATCAATTCGTGCCGCCAGTTCAACAGAATTGGCTTTTCCCATCGCTTTCAGTGCATGTAATACGGTTTCCATCGAAAATTCACCTCGTTAAAAATTCTCACATACCCTGACGTCCAACGTTTGACCGCCAGCTCTCCCAGTTAAAATTCACCCAACGACCACCGTTCATGGTCATCCGGTCCATAATCCTCTCACCAAGAAGCGTGCTCATTGCGGCATGATTCAGGTTTGTCAGCATCCCGACACTGCGCAGTGATGCCGTCCGGCGGTCAACAATCTGGTGCAGTACCACCTGCTCGTTTTTCGTCTCACGCTGGATGCCAATTTCGTCAAGAACCAGGAGGTCCACTTCGCACAGTTCACGCAAAAATTTTTCGCCTGACTGCCCGTCGTCATAGCTGGCGTGCAGGGCGCTCATAACATCAGCCACGGTAACCACAATCACTGTCTGACCGTCTTTCAACAGGCGATTCCCGATAGCTGCCGCTAAGTGATTCTTCCCGGTACCAGGTTTTCCGCTGAACGCAAAATTTGTACACCCGGTCATCAGTTCATCGGCGATGGATTTCGCCTGGCTTAACGCGTATCGCTGGCCGTCGTTCTGCACCTGGTAATTCGCAAACGAGCATTTACGGTGCAACGGCTGGATGCCTGAGCGATTCAGAATTTTTTCCACCCGCAACTGACGATTCAGGCGGTTGATCTCCTCGCTACGTTTCTGGCCTTCAGCAAGTTGCCACTCGCGCCACTCCGCAACCGTTCTGAATGGGGCGGTTACATGTGGTGGGGTCAGTCTGCGGATACGCTCCAGAACGCCTCCTGTCGCAATATTTTTCATGGCCTGTTACCCCCTGAAGCCTGGCGGGATCGCACTGTCCGGCAACGAGACGGTGTTAACCTGTCGGAGCAACGTCTCAGGCCGAACACCTTTCGGTGCGAACAAGCCCTGGTATTCATTGGCAATGCTGTGTCGAATCACCTGCTCAGGTGTAAAACCCTGCTGACGGAATTTTTCCAGTTCCCGTATCGCCCCGTTAGCGCCCTGCTCCGTTCGAATCGGTTTTCGCAATGCCTGCCTGAACTGAACCCACTCATGCCAGAGTGTTTCCGGCAACCAGTCAGGCAGCTCGATAGCCTCCGGCTCGAATTTTTTAGACGCTCGTTTTTGGCGAGGGGGATTTAGGGGGAGATCAGTATTTATATCTTCCTCTTCCTCTGGTAACGCTTTTTGATCCGTTTGTGTAACGCTGCCAGCGTTACCTTTTCGTTTCAGTTCGCGTATTTTTGTAACTCGCTCGTTTGTAACCGCCCGTTTTTTAGAGCTTTTTCCGTTATGACGTTCAAAGTTAGGTAGAGAAAGCCCACCGTCATTTTCGACCAGCCATCCAACCTGAATTAACGCATCAGCAAAACCAGCCATAAAAGTGATGCGATCTATTGCACTTTTTGTAACGCCGCGAGCGTTACAATCTGCATTACCGTCTATCATTTGTTGATCCGCCCATGCCCAGAAGCGAATAACCTTCCCTAATGCGGCATCTGGATCAATATTCAGAATCTCAGCAAGCCTGAATATTTCCGGCTTATCCGGCGTAATAACCTCGAGCTTTATCCAGTTTGAAGCCATTTGTTTTCACCTTGTAACGCTCGCAGCGTTACATTTAACTGATACCGAACAAAACAATCCGGCACGATTAATTTCAATCAATGCACTACGACAGAATCGCCGGGCGACCCACCACCGCTGAAATGTGCTTTCCGGTAAACGGCCTGGACTGCATCATCATGCGCATCAATTGCCGTACTCAACGCTTCCTGCGCCGCCAGTAATGCACGGCGTTCCAAGGTATCGAAGATGCAGAGTCGGTGACGCAGCTCGCGCGGAAGAATTGCCAGAACCGCAGGGATCAGTTTCTGAATTTTTTCCCTTTGCGCTTTCGTTTCACCTTTCAACCAACGGTGATAGATATTCTGCTGATTGTTCCAGTCCTTGCCTGGTACAAGGGGCAATTCGCCGCCCCCCTGGCGCAGATATTCTTCAGTAATTGCGTTAGCGACCCACGCCTGCCCTTTTTCGGCTGCCAGGGCTAACAACACTGATTCGATGTGCTCATGCCTGATTTTCATGAATCAACCGCTCCTATGCTGTTTTCGCTATGCTTACCGTCTGGGGGGAATACATCGTCAAGTCCACAATGAGCGCCAAGCCGATTAAGGGTAGAAACAATTTTTCTGCACTCCTCTAGTCCAGGGGTACGAAAATTTGCTTCGTAATTTGCCAGTCGGCTTTGTATCCACCCTAACTGAACAGCAAGTTGTCTTTGAGACAGCCCAAGCTGTTTTCGATATGTTGAAATTTTGTTCATTGAAAACCTCCGATGACAATTTTAAACACATCTTGTGTTATATGGTCAAGCTGTTTTGTGTTTTGTGTAAATCACGATTCGTGATACAAGGATGCAATGGAAAAAGAAAACGAAAAAATTGCCGCTAGTAGGCTCAATGACAAAATTGCAATGCGTCTTAAAGAGCGCAGGCAGAAGCTTGGTTTATCTCAAGGAAAACTTGCTGAAATCTGCGGATGGACGCAATCGCGTATAGGTAACTATGAGGCGGGTAGCAGAAATGTTGGAGTGCATGACGCTGTCGTATTGGGAAAGGCACTTGGCATATCTCCTCCTGAGCTCCTCTTTGGAGAACAGGAATCTTCTGAATTGTGGTTAAATGAATCCCAACGAAAACTTCTTGAGTTGTTTAACCAGCTACCGGGCTCAGAACAACAACGAATGATTGAGCTATTTGAAGTCCGGCTAAAAGAAATCGATGAGTATGTAGAAAAATATTTGAGAGGCAGGCTTAAAGATAATCCCCCACCGGAGTAATGATCTTGCTATCACAGTAATATGCCAATCAGCCCGCTATCAGCGGGCTTTTTTTGTACCATCATCATATGACACCCACCACAAAACACATTTCGTGTTGACACAAGAAAACGCATTGTGTTTAATAAGCATATCCAAACAACGCCCCACCAGAGAACGGCAGGACAATACCTCGAGTTATCCAGCCACTGAACAGGGCTAAGTAGCCAGCCTGAGGCATACGAACATGACGGCAGTTGTTGATTGATACAAAGCGCAGTAGATAAAACGTTCCGCCACCCGGCGTTAAGGGGAAATGAGGTCAACATGGATACTATCGATCTTGGCAACAACGAATCTCTGGTATGTGGCGTGTTTCCCAATCAGGACGGCACATTCACCGCCATGACGTATACCAAAAGCAAATCGTTTAAAACCGAAGCTGGCGCACGTCGCTGGCTTGCCAAAAATACCAGCTAAACCATTTATTGGATTAATTCAATATTCTTGCTGTAGGGGTATAGCCGAGGCCACCAAAGCCCGGAGGTGGTGAAATAAAACCGGGCACAACACGAAGGCGCATTTCCGGTATTCATAAAGAGTCGGTCTTGTCTGTTAAATTTAAATGGTGGGAGTGCGCCTCCGGTTGTAAATAACGACAATTGCTATGTGTAGTCTTTGGCGGCATCAGTTCTACTCCGTGGCTGCCCTGCCGCCCCTTTTTAAAGTGAATTTTGTGATGCGGTGAATGCGGCTAAGCGCACGCAGCACAGTTAAAAGCATCAGTGTTATGGGTGGATTATCCGGCGTTAATTGTTAACTGGTTAACGTCACCTGGAGGCACCAGGCACCGCATCGACAAAATTCATTTGTAAAAATGGAGATAATTATGATTGCTCATCACTTCGGAACTGATGAAATACCACGTCAGTGTGTGACCCCTGGCGATTATGTTCTTCATGAAGGTCGGACATATATCGCCTCGGCAAACAATATTAAAAAGCGAAAACTTTATATTCGTAGCCTGACTACAAAAACATGCATTTCTGACTGCATGATTAGAGTCTTCCTAGGTCGTGATGGTTTACCTGTAAAGGCGGAGTCATGGTAATGACTAAGAAAATAAAATGTGCTTATCACCTTTGCAATAAAGAAATTGAAGAAAGCAAAATCATTACAAGACCACTTCATTTCATGCGTGGAGTTATACCAACGACGGAAATGAAAAAATATTGTAGTGAAATCTGTGCCGAAAAAGACCAGATGGCACACGAACTTTAATTAACTGACTATCCGAAACTGAATTTATGCCAGCAATGGCAGGGATTCGCTCAACCTTAATTAAGGAGAAAAACATGATTACCAGTTATGAAGCCACTGTTGTTACTACTGATGACGTTGTTCACGAAGTTATCCTGGAAGGAAAACTCATTGGCTACGTGATTAAAACAGAAAATAAAGAAACCCCATTCACCGTGGTTGATATCGACGGTCCATCAGGCAACGTTAAAACACTTCACGAAGGTGTAAAAAAAATGTGCATGGTGCACATCATAAAGAATATTCCAGCAGAGAAAAAAGACAGGATTATGGCAACTCTGATTGAGATGGAACAAAAAGGCGAAATCTGAATGGGAAAAAGGCCTGCACTCAGCGCAGGCCTGAGTCAAGAACCCGGGACATTTATTCATCACGCGCAATAATTTTAATCTGAGTTGAGGTTAAAAAACAATGAGCACCGATAAACAAGTTTTCCCACTGTATTACGAAGCCAAAAATGACAAAGTAAGAAAACGTCTCGGTATTAAAGGCGGTTTTTACTGGGCTGAAGCGAAAAAATTATCCATTGCCATCTCCCGTGGTGCTGTTGCGATTGACGATGCTGGCTACGATGAAGATGACTTTAAAAAACCTGTTCGCGTCAATTTGCCCGTTGTTGATGACCTCCCACCAGAAGGCGTATTTGATACGGAATTCTGCAACCGATACGAAAAAGGCGGGGAGGATGGCATCACAATGGTATTTATCGCCCCGTCACCCTCTGTTCAGGATAAACCAGCCAGCACTGACAATACCAACATCAACGGCGAAGACATGACTGAGATTGAGGAGAGCATGCTTCTGCCTGTCTCCGGTCAGGAACTGCCCATTCGTTGGCTTGCTCAACACGGCAGCGAAAAACCAGTAACGCACGTTTCACGCGACGAACTCCAGGCATTACACATTGCACGGGCTGAAGAACTACCGGCTGTTACTGCCCTGGCTATTTCGCATAAAACCAGTCTGCTCGACTCGCTGGAGATTCGCGACCTCCACAAACTGGTTCGTGACACTGACAAAGTTTTCCCTAATCCTGGTAATTCAGACCTGGGACTAATAACTGCTTTTTTCGAAGCATACCTGGACGCTGACTACACTGATCGGGGTCTGCTGACAAAAGAGTGGATGAAAGGAAATCGTGTTTCACGCATCACCCGCACGGCTTCCGGTGCTAATGCTGGCGGTGGGAACAAAACCGATCGCAATCCGAATTTAGTACACACCCTCGACACACTGGATGTGGAGATTGCAGCAGCCACACTTCCGATGGATTTTAATATTTATGAAATTCCGGGCAGCGTTTATCGTCGCGCAAAAGAAGTAGTCCTGAACAAAGAAAGTCCGTTCAAAGAATGGTCCGCAGCACTTCGTGCAACCCCGGGTATTCTGGACTATTCCCGCGCCGCTATTTTTGCACTTATCCGAAGCGCACACCCTGAATTTTATCACTACCCGGGACGCCTTCAGGGGTATATCAACGCCTATTTGACGGAAACTGATCACGAGAACCCCAGCAAGGAAACTCTCACAGCTGCCCGGCATACACCGGAAAAAGATATCCTGGAAGAAATTAACCGCGAGGTGGTTACTGAGCGTGAAACAGAAGAAGAAAAACCACAACCATCTGACGCAATGGCAGGTGAACAGGCAACAACTGAAACAATGGAACCGGATACAACTGAACATGGCCAGAACGCGCAGTCGCTGGATGCTCAGTCGCAGGTGAGTTCCGCTAACCAAGTAAAAGTCACCGCTGACGAAGTAAACAAAATTATGCAGGCAGCCAATATCAGCCAGCCTGACGCCGATAAGTTACTTGCTGTATCGCGTGGTGAATTTGTTGAGGGGATTAGCGACCCTAATGATCCGAAATGGGTCAAGGGGATCCAGACTCGCGATTCTGTGAACCAGAACCAGCATGAATCGGAACGGAACGACCAAAAAGCGGAACAAAACAGCCCAAATGCGTTACAAAACAGCCCAAATGCGTTACAAAACGAGCCAGAAACGAAACAATCCGAACCAGTAGCGCAACAGGAACCGGAAAAAGTCTGCACCGCCTGCGGTCAGAGCGGTGGCGGCAACTGCCCTGATTGTGGCGCGGTGATGGGCGACGCAACATACCAGGAAACATTCGGTGAAGAGAATCAGGTTGAAGCTAAGGAAAAAGATCCGGAGGAAATGGAAGGCGCTGAACATCCGCACAATGAGAATGCTGGCAGCGATCCGCATCGCGATTGCAGTGATGAAACTGGCGAAGTCGCAGATCCCGTAATCGTAGAAGACATAGAGCCAGGTATTTATTACGGAATTTCGAATGAGAATTACCACGCGGGTCCCGGTGTCAGTAAGTCTCAGCTCGATGACATTGCTGATACTCCGGCACTGTATTTGTGGCGTAAAAATGCCCCCGTGGACACTACAAAGACAAAAACGCTCGATTTAGGAACCGCTTTCCACTGCCGGGTACTTGAACCGGAAGAATTCAGTAACCGCTTTATCGTAGCACCTGAATTTAACCGCCGTACAACCGCCGGAAAAGAAGAAGAGAAAGCGTTTCTGATGGAATGCGCAAGCACAGGAAAAACGGTTATCACTGCGGAAGAAGGCCGGAAAATTGAACTCATGTATCAAAGCGTTATGGCTTTGCCGCTGGGGCAATGGCTTGTTGAAAGCGCCGGACACGCTGAATCATCAATTTACTGGGAAGATCCGGAAACAGGAATTTTGTGTCGGTGCCGTCCGGACAAAATTATTCCTGAATTTCACTGGATCATGGACGTGAAAACCACAGCGGATATTCAACGATTCAAAACGGCTTATTACGACTACCGCTATCACGTTCAGGATGCATTCTACAGTGACGGTTATGAAGCACAGTTTGGCGTGCAGCCAACTTTCGTTTTTCTGGTTGCCAGCACAACTGTTGAATGCGGACGTTATCCGGTTGAGATTTTCATGATGGGCGAAGAAGCAAAACTGGCAGGCCAGCAGGAATATCACCGCAATCTGCGGACCCTGGCTGACTGCCTAAATACCGATGAATGGCCAGCTATTAAGACGTTATCACTGCCCCGCTGGGCTAAGGAGTATGCAAATGATTAAGCAACCACCTATCGCAAAAGCCGATCTGCAAAAAACTCAGGGAAACCGTGCACCAGCAGCAGTTAACGATAAGGATGTGCTGTGCGTGATTAACAGCCCGGCAATGAAAGCGCAACTGGCAGCAGCTCTGCCACGTCACATGACAGCGGAACGCATGATCCGCATTGCTACAACAGAAATCCGTAAAGTACCGGAACTAAGAAACTGTGACTCGACGAGTTTTATCGGTGCCATCGTACAGTGTTCACAGCTCGGACTTGAGCCAGGTAGCGCCCTCGGTCATGCATATTTACTGCCTTTTGGTAATAAAAACGAAAAGAGCGGTAAAAAGAACGTTCAGCTAATCATTGGCTATCGCGGCATGATTGATCTGGCTCGCCGTTCTGGTCAAATCGCCAGCCTGTCAGCCCGTGTTGTCCGTGAAGGTGACGAGTTTAGCTTCGAATTTGGCCTTGATGAAAAGTTAATACACCGCCCGGGAGAAAACGAAGATGCCCCGGTTACCCACGTCTATGCTGTCGCAAGACTGAAAGACGGAGGTACTCAGTTTGAAGTTATGACGCGCAAACAGATTGAGCTGGTGCGCAGCCTGAGTAAAGCTGGTAATAACGGGCCGTGGGTAACTCACTGGGAAGAAATGGCAAAGAAAACGGCTATTCGTCGCCTGTTCAAATATCTGCCCGTATCAATTGAGATCCAGCGTGCAGTATCAATGGATGAAAAGGAACCACTGACAATCGATCCTGCAGATTCCTCTGTATTAACCGGGGAATACAGTGTAATCGATAATTCAGAGGAATAATTCAGC